GCGTGCTGTGTGTAATTAATGCCGACTAACTCAAATGGAAGTTTTGAAGCTTTTTCAAAAATCTCGAACCAAATTTTTGCACCGAGATTAACAGTTTTGCCGTTAAAGATACCGAACCCTGTGACATCATCATCACAAATGATAATCCAATCATGATTGTGCTGTCTCGCGTAGTCCAGCATAAAATTTCGAACATACACAATTCCTTTATCGTTCTGTTCAATGTTAATTTTGTTAGGAACATCGTAAGAATCAAACTCTTGAGGCTCGATAAAGTGTATAAACTCTATTCCTGCTTCTTCGAATAATTTATATGTTTTAGTATTTTGTCTTGATTTTGTAGGTATATAACAAATCATAAGCCTTGATCTTTGACAGCTTTCATTTCGCGTTCGAGATATTCTAACATCATATAACCAACATAAGCGTCTTGATCGCGCCAAAATTTAACAGCTAACTGCGCACGCTCATAGTGTTCAGGCTCAAACTCTATTTGAATTGCTTTTCTTACGCCTTTTGCCATGTCATCTAACTGTGAGCCAAGATCATGTTGATCTAAAATAGAGTAATCAATGTCTTTAACCTGAAGCTCTGAAGGATCGAAAGCTAAAACACTAATATCAAAATCTGCGAGCTTTAAATCTTCTATTTCTTGAATAAGTAATGATTCGTCCCATTCACCATTGAGAGCAATTTTATTGTCTGCAATAATAAACGCTTTTTTTTGATCATCATTTAAATCTGATGCGCTGATTGTTGGAACTTCTTCAATGTTTAATTTTTTAGCGGCTTCAACTCTGCCGTGACCTGCAAGAATATTATCCCCATCAACAATAACAGGATTTCTAAAGCCAAACTCTTTAATAGAAGCGGCTATTTGATCTAATTGAGCATCTGTGTGTATGCGACTGTTTTTTTCATACGGTATGAGATCTATTATTTTTTTATATTCTATCTTCATATCTTATCCTTATTAAAAATTTAATTTATGCAATAATTATTCTACTACAAAAGGTCTAGTGTTTGTTGTAAAAGTTGCGATTCTGTTCCATACTTTGCTTCAAATGTTTTTTGACCTGCATGGAGCGCGATTCCGTATCCACCATTTTGATGATGCATTGGGCAAAGTGGAATGGCACAAGACCAATGGCTTTTTTGACCAGCCCCAGCGCCATGTCTAATATGGTGAATATGAGGTTGAGAGTAACCAAAACCAAGATTGCGACACACAATGCACCCAATTTGAGATAATTTTTCATAATGTTTTTTTTCATCTTTATTCATTGCCAGCTAAATCCAATTTCAGTCGCCGCCCATGCTTCGATATTTTCTTGATACTGGGTCATGTCCTCTACCGACAATTTTGTGGTGCTTTTAAGAACTTCAAACACTTCATCATTTATAATGCGTTCTGTCCTTAAAAATTTGTATTTCATCATCTTATGTATTTCGTCTTGGCTATAACCAAGATAATCGCCTATAGCTTTATACATAGCCCATAAACGATCATTTTGTTCATTAGTGCGCACATCTTTATTTTCCGTAAGAACGATTTTCCATTTCTTTGAGTAATCTAGAGCCTCTAGCTTCGCCACTAGGAAAGGTAGGTTTTGTTTTGTGATAATCCATTGCATATTGTTTAGCCTCTTGTGGTGTATTAAATATTTTTATTTGCGTATTAGGCAAATCCCATAATATATATTTTGCGCTATTCGCAATTTTATACTTCGCAATCGAATATCCGTTGCAAGTTATCGCATAATTTCCATATTTTTTCCACCTAAACTCTGACATCTCTAGTTGATAGAGCTTCCTTTGCAGTTTTTAAAGAAATCGATGGATAGTTTTTAGGATTAGCAATAATTTTTTTAGCCCAAGCTTTTGGATCGGTAGTTGGCTTTGGCGCTTTTTCAATGGCATATAACATCTTTTCTGAATATTCTTTGCTTTCTTCTTTTGCCATTTTAGGTGGCGCAATTTTAGTAAATTCAGATTTAGCTGGACATAGCTTAAGAATGTCGTTTATGGTTGGTGCTACGCTATGTTTAGATGTGTAAATATCAAATGCTTGGCTTACAGTTTTAAAATCTAGATGCTGTAATTTAGAAAACCAAACACGCATAATATCTAAACCCATATTTTGCTGGTCATACATTTCGGTAACAGCATTCATCATTTTCATAAAACTTCTTTTGTCTTGTTCAATCATATTTTTCCTTTATTTTGCCATTAAATACAAACCAGCATTGCCTATAGCATAACCAAAATAACAAATAGCCATGCCATTATTGCCTAAAAAAAATTGTTCAACGCTTATGTAACTATAAATCAATCCTGTAATAATAATTAATGTGTGGCTCAAAATAATGGCTCGTCTGTTATCAAATCAAATACATTTTCTTTTGGTAATGGCGGCAATTTTTTAATACGATGGTTAGGTCTGTGTAATACATAACATTCAGCTTCATGTTTTGTTCTAAACCTACGAATAGGTTCGCCCAAATCATCAAACACTAAATATCTAAATAAAATTTCCATTAATATCTCGAAAAAATAAAAATACAGGCAAATATTAACCACCATAACAAGCTTGCGTCATGAATATAAAAGTTATAAGCCACTAATAATTCAAGCATTAAAAAAACCTTACAAACATTAAATCAATCATAGTATGAATTCCAATTAATAAACCAATTATACCGCCAATTATTAAACTCCAAACTATAATCTCTAAAATTAGTTCAAAATGTTTCGTCTTCAATTTTTTCTACTCCTAACAATTCTTTAGTGTCGCCATCAAAAATTAATATAATATTTTTATCTTCATCTTCTAATTTATTTTTCTTATTTAAACCAACAAGCCCATTGTTCATTATATGTGCATGACATTTAAAAACAATAGGCTCTTTTTTTTGAACAACTGTTGGCTTAGCTACAGATATCGGGATTTTGATTTCTCCCATGACTTGCTTAACAAAAAATTCTAAACTCATATCTTGTCCTTAATCTTTTAATAAAAAATGTGATTGTTGTATGCTACTTTAATTGTTTTATTTTTAGCCCAATATGGTTTCATATTTTTGGTATGAAACCATTTAGCTCCTTTTGTTGGATCATCAACTTTACCTTCCAATATCGCTTTAGCTAACGGCATAAGATATGCTATTTCTTGCTTTGTAGGCATACCATACTTGTTTAAAAAATCGTATTGATAGGGTTGATTCATTACCGAACAAATATCTTTCGGATACTTTGGATCAGCTTTACGATTAATTGCTGTATAAGCAACAGCGACTTTGCCAATATCTGGCTCACCGCGAGCTTCACCAAACATAATTGCTGATAAACATAAGATTTCATTTATCATTTTTCCTCCTAGAAAGTTATAGGAATAGGCGGTTCGTCCTTCCATCTACCTTGGTTAAGGTAAGTAGTAGGATTTGGTATGAACTGCCCACCATTCTTAAACCATTGATCGCTTTTAATTTGCCAATCTAATGCCTTAAGCACTTCTTCTATATTAGGTCTTGTCTTATTCCAAGATTCTAATGCTTTGTCTCTACCTACTTTTTTGGGGTAAGTATTCCAAAATTGTATAAACTCAACACTCTCTAATAACTTGGTTTTTGGTTTATTAGTTTTTGGTTTATGGTTTATGGTTAGTGGTTTATGGTTTATGGTTTGCATAGCGTTCGGTATGCGTTCGGTATGCGTTCGCATTGCGTCCGCATCATTTTCTTTATGCCACCTTAATTTAGCCGCGATAACAGCGCGTTCAGATTTATTTTGATAAGCTTCAATCTCAACATCACACCGCTTATGAATATAACCATCTTCAGTTTTAATAAAGAAATCTTCAAGAACAGTTTGTATGGCATTTTTCTCATCTTCGCTCCTTGCGCACATTAGGCGATATAGTTTGTTTTCTTCTAGGGGGATTGGTTGTTCGGTTAAATAATACTGATCTAAAAGCTGGTGATACGCCCCATGCTCCAACAGGGTTAAATGCGTAGTATCCTTCCTGTAATCAGCTATATTATGTTGGTAGTAGTGCATAAAACTCCTTTTGTCTTATCGTTACAAACCGAAGTTTGCTCCAAGTTTTCAAAAAAGAAAAGGTTTTTTATGTTTTTAGATAATTTTTTATGGTTTCCTTCGCCTCGACGAAGCCGTAGCATACTTGAGCTTCATAACCCATATTTTTGGCTAGCTTTTGAAATTCTAACTGATTTTCCTGTGTTTTACCACCTTTCGCTTTCATTTCGATGAATAACCCACATTTGGGCGATTTTGGGACCATTAAAAACAAATCTGATACACCTGCCATAACTCCCTCGCGTTTGAGCTTTATAGCCGTGCCTATATTCCTTACACCACCATTTGGAATGGCAAACAAACACCCTCTTATTAAAGGGTATTGAAACCTAAACCATTCTATAAGTGCTACTTGTTCTTTGTGTTCGTCGTTTTTCATCGCTTTTATAAAATATTTATAAAAAAAGTAAAAAAAAGCTTTTCTTTTTTGAAAAGTTGGAAGATGATTCGTTTTGTAGTAGATTTTATCTTAACAGGAATTGAAAGGAAACGATATGAGAATAACAGGCGCTTACTGTATAATCGAAACACTTGCAGAGAAAAAAAACATTAATTTCTCTCAAGCCCTCCAATATGTTGCAGAAAATTACAAGTCTTGCGACAAATATCAAAAAATCGCTTACGATACTTTAGCTAATCCAGCAGTTAAGGCTCTTGTATGAAACTATTAACCGCACTATTAATAGCACTACCAATCGTTTCATTCGCAGGTGAATCACCGAAGCTTCGTTATAATTGGGTTGAAAACAAATATAACTACGCACCTAAAGATGCCAAGCTTAAATACAATTGGACTGCTGACAAATATGAATTTGTTATGCCTAACTCCAAACTTAAACTTAATACTCAAAGCAATAACTACGAGTATGTTCAAACACAAATTGATCCGTATCAATCAGAAATAGGGGAAGAATAATGAAAAAAGATTTAATTATAGGATGTATTTTTGCAACTGCTTTTTGGGCTTATGTGGCTCTTTGGCTTTATGTGGGCTACCCATATTTAATTAAATTATTTGGATAGGATAAAAAATGACACAAGACAATAAATATAACGGCTGGACTAATTATGCTACTTGGCGGGTTGTGTTAGAAATATTTGACCCATTTGATATGTCTGATTATTATCAAACATACATGCTTAAAACTTATGAATTTGGTCAGTTTTTAAAAGAATATGCTGATGAAATTATATTCATGGATATTCCACCAAATAATAATAGCCTTGCGATAGATTATGCAGGTGCTTTTCTTCAAGAAGTTAATTGGTATGAAATAGCCAATCATTTAATTCAAGATTATGAAAATGAATTAAACGCTAACAATAAAAATACAAGAGAGGACTATGATGAAACTGTATAAATT